ACCGATGAAGATTTACACCTTTGCACAATTAAATCGCCCTCCCTTCGGGAATGGGACAATTTATCAGTGACGGTTGCCCTTAAATATCTATTGGGACCCCATCAAGCGAAGCAGATGCGTCCTATTATAAAATCTTCAAGGGTGTAAAACGGTAGATTATGATTATAAAACAAATAACAAAAATATATAAATATTCGTTTGATTCTTTACTATTCAATGATATGCGATTTAATAGATTATGAGTCAAACAATAAAGTAAAGAAATCTATATACCATCTTTTGTCGAAAAATTCCAATACAGAATCAAGATCGTCTACGTTTATATCGATGTATAAACTCGCGACGTACGATAAAGATATGATGTGTTTTGATGAACCGTTTACAACGCGTCAATTCAGATCCGTCGTTTTTTCGCATCCGGAAAATCATTTATTGTCATTTTCGCCGCCGCGTTCTTTATCAACAGAGACTTTTTGCGAAGAATACAAAACGGTCGACCAAAATATACAAATTAACGAATTGATAGAGGGAAACTTGATTCATATGTTTTACGATACTCGTACATTGTCTTGGGAAATAGCTACAAAAAATGCGGTGGGTGGTAATTATCGTTTGATTTATACAATTGGAGGCGAAAAACGTAAATGTGCAAAAACGTTGCGCAATATGTTTTTGGAAGCATTGGGTTTTCCAAAAAATACAGACTTTGATAAAATTCCAGGATTCGATTCACTGGATAAAGAATGTAGTTATTGTTTTGTATTACAGCATCCAGAAAACGCAATTATTATGTCGAATGCGACTCCATCATTATATTTGGTTTCGGTTTACGATATTTTGGCCGAGGGAAAAATGGCAAAAATCGTTCCTCAGCAAGAATATGAAGATTGGAAATGTTTCCAAGATATTCCCAAAATTCAGTTTCCTAGATTATACCATTTTTTGAATTACGCGGATTGTGTAAATAGTATAAATACCACAATATCCGATTATTCTATTATGGGATACAATATTACCAATTTGACAACCGGAGAAAGGTGTGTTATAATGAATAAGATATATGAAAGCGCGTATTCAATGAAAGGGGAACCCGATGATATTTTGTATTTATATTTATGTCTACGACGCATTCAAAAAGTGAAGGAATTTTTGGCAAATTATCCAAAATATAAAAAGATGTTTTCTGGGTTTTATGAACAGTATCAAACGTTCATAAAAAATATACACGCCGCTTATCTTGAAAAATGGGTGTATAAGAAGCAGATTCACTGTAAATATTCTAGATATGTGGATCGTTTACATAAAGAAATATATATACCAAGTTTGGCAACCGCGGATCCCAAAAAAATAACAAAAAAGGTAATATTCGATTTTATGAATAATACATTAGAACCAGACGAGGTTTTTTATTTTATGAATTACGACAGGAGAGCGTTTAACGTCTAGATTTGCGATGTTTTCTTTTCTTTATAGAACGCCCGCCTCTTGCACCCGATCTCGACCTAGATCTTGGTTTTGCCGCTTCGGTTCTTGAAGCCGATCTTGATCTTGAGGAGGATCTCGACTGAGATCTGGATCTAGATTTTGACGACGATGCGGCTACGGTGAGATTGCGTCCAGGGCTAGACGATTCGGTTTGAATTTTTCTAAATATAAGTACAGTCTGGTCCGTATTATTTACCCATTCCTTTAATGATCCATCGGGTCCTTTTTTATACTCCAACTTTGCTGGATAATCCGTAGACAAACCTAAAAAAATACCTAATTCAGTTTCCGGACCTGCTCCTCCCGGTATTCTAATTATTTTATAACTGACTGTATATTTGTTTTTAAGTTTATCTGCGATGCCAGTTTCTTTATCATTATATAGTTCAATCAATTTATGATATCCACTTGCGAACGCATCGCCAAATTTAATTTCATCTTCCATTATATTATTTATTTATATATTTATTCGCTGGGTTGATGAGGTCCCTCGGGTTCCAGATGTTCTTCGGGCTCCTCGTTTTCATCTTTTGGTTGAAGAAAAGCGCTCAAATCGGGAAACCCTTCTACATCGGATTGACCGCCGGCTCTCTGCAAGCCCTGTGTTAAAAGCATTTTAAAAATATTCATAAAATCTTCTTGATTAGAATTTTCTCCTAAATTTGAGAATGATTCTTCGTCATCGTCATCGCCCGTTTCCCCTTCAAAATGCTTTAGTTCGATTGTTTCAGCGTTTTCGTCCAATTCAACATCCAACTCTTCCATGGAATCACATGGAATTAAATTTTTTAAAGAAAGATTCTCGAGAATTAGCTCTTGAATTCTCTTTTCTTTATCCAAAAGTTGTTTTTGCAGCGTCTCTACATCATCGGGCAAGGTAATAAATTCGGAGTCCATTTTTATATATTGTAAATATATTTATTTTTACAATATTTTCGGCATTGTATCCTAAATTTTTATATTTAATTTGGCCAAGGACCGCGGACTCCATCATCTCCTGGTGGACCGCGCGCCCCGCCAACGCCAGGAACTCCAATAGGCCCTTTGTCCCCTTTATTCCCTTTTGGACCCAGAGGTATTTGCATGTCAATTGTCCACGTAGCATTTTTAGTTTTTCCGGTGGAATCACTTGGATCGGCGTAATTTCCAACGTTGATTTTAATAGCGTTCAACGCGTTTGGTTTGATTGCCTCTTCGTATGATTTGGTGGTAATGACTCCAGGTTTTATATCTTTCACTTTCTTTGGCAATCTTTCATCTAAATTATTTAACATGTCATTAATTTGTTGTATTTTTGAGTCTAAATTGCCCAATAATTGATTTTGATAGGTTTGTGTAGAAGATTGAACGGAACCTGAGGCTGATCCCGACACTTGTCCTTCTTTTAAACCGATCATTTTCGTGAATAATAAATAGAACAACACAATAAGAACGATCGTTATAAAATATAAAAAGAATTGTCTTGGGTTTATTTTAGCTTTCATACAATATGCGAGGAAAATAACATTATAAGTAAATTATTTAAATATATGAAACCATAAATATTATTCATTTCATATTTAATGACCGAAAAATCTACAATTCTAAAAACATTCAATGTCCAATTTTTCGATTTTTTGACGGACGTTGTAACTATTTTGCCCGATAATACTGATATAATTAATGCAAAAAAATCATTTGAAACCATTAAACGGTTAAATCCTACCTCTATAATAAAAGCGTGGTATACTTATATTTTTGTTCCTTATAATGATGTGATTTCTACGGGCGATTTGTCTTTTTTCTTGAATAAAGATTATCAAAATGATTTGTCTATTTTATCCAATGGTAATGATATTTTGAAGATTATTGACACGTTACGAAGTAAGCTTAAAAATATGGGCGAGGCGAACCAAAATCATTCTATGAAATATATACAAATATTGACGAAGCTGTCTGAGATATACTCAGGGAACTCAGGGAACCTACGGTTCCCCGAACCCCTCCCTTCTTTGGGGTAATTAATTTTGTTAATTTTTGTTAATTTTTTTTAATTTTTGTTAATTTTTGTTCCCAGTAACACGCACAGTAAGGGAGGGGTACAGCAAAGCGGCGGGTCTGGAATCCGCTTCGCGGATTCTGATGACCTTCGCGAAGCAAAAGGTTCCCTGAGTTCCTTGAACCTGAAAGATCATTCTATCGACATAAGCGGATTATTTGATATAAGCTTTGGTACAACATTTAAACCATTTCTGCCTTGGTTTCCTAAATCGCCTTTGCTTCCTGGTTTTCCCGTGTTTCCGCGATCCCCTTGACATCCAAGAGGGCCAGTTAATCCCTGTGGCATTTTAAGGTGTATCATTTGATTAGGCGGCGTTCCTGTAATATATATTTCAGGATCGGCCGTTGGGTCCGGGTTTTTTTCAATGAGACCAAATTGTAAAACGGGATTGAGATTTTCATACATGTCTTTAACGGTTTTAATTTTATTAATTAAATCATCTAATTTTGTATCTATGTTAGTCATATAAGCATTATTGGCTATATTTTGCGACGTTGTCGCCGATTCAGTAACAACAGATTTATATCCAAAAAAATAAAAAAGAATAAGAACAGTAAAAATTCCGATTAAAGCATAAATAGCCATGGTTGTAGTTTTCTAATATACCTTGTTATATATATTATTGGGAATAATGTTTTTGCCCACGGGACCCCTTGTTCCATTTGTACCTTTTTTGCCCCACAATCCCATTGCGCCTGGGTACGGACCATTGGGACCTTTATCTCCACGCTGTCCTTGCGGTAAAATATAATTTATAGTTTGATTAATAGTTTTTCCCGAAGGATCATCGATTGTTACGACGGGAATAGAATTTTCGCTACTCACGTTAATGGTTCCTATAGATAAACAAGACGAAACGTTTTTGAATTTATCTTGTATGACTTTTAATTGTTCCATGTAAGAATCTAATATAGATCTGGAATTGTCGACGTGGTCTTTTATTAAAGATCCGATTTGCGTATCGTTTGGATTTGATCGAAGATTAACCGCGGGGTCACAGTCTGAATTTTCGTTGGACTCTTGACCTTCGCGTATAGAAATGCGATATGTAAAAAAAATAAAAATCAAAATTATTAATACAACAACTAATAAATATTTCTTGCTAAATTTATATATTATGTTCATATATTCATATATTCAGATTATAAACCGATAAAAGGTGTAAATCATTTATCGGTTATTATGTATAACACCCACCGCTACTCCCCCAATAACCGGGCAATCCATTTCCGCCGTTTGTTCCTCCGTTTCCTTGTTCGCCGGGAAGACCTTGATTTCCTGGATCCCCGATGTCGCCCTTTGGAGATTTAATCAACGTAAAGTTAAGCGTGGGATTCGAAACGGTCGCTTTATCTGAATAATCAATTTGTATCGACGCGGTTTTTGCATTTTGATCAACTTGTACGTTATTTATTGAGAATTTGAAATCGGAATAATTCAGTAAAATTTGATTTACGCGTTTGCTGATGTTAGTTAAATTGGTCGTTTGATCCGAAATTCTTTTGTTTATGGTATTTGATCTTGTTTGTATTTTTTCGGCTTCTGGTGTATCGGGTATCACGCATTGCCCTTCTTTGTATTTTGTTATAGACAATGTTAAAATACATATTGTAAGTAAAACAAAAATGAATTGTATATACATCTATACAATTCATATATATTTCTTTGCACGGTTTCACCTTTAACGCGATGAAGATTTAATTCATTTATCGGTTTAAAAACCCAGAATAACTTAATCCAGAATAACCGGATAATCCACTGGTTCCTTTTGAACCTTGAGATCCAGGTGGCCCTGGTGGTCCCGGATCGCCCGGATCCCCTTTATCACCCGGTGGCGGATAAGGTAATCGCATATTTACATAAACGTAGGGCACACCTCCAGAAAATACAACTAAAGGTGTTTTTGTTTTATAATTATATTCTATATTTCCCGCGTAAAACGTAATGGGAACGCGAGCCATTAAAAAATTATATTTATTCGTTAATTCGTTGATTTTTCTATCGTAACACGCTGTATCAATTTCACCGCCGTTAATAGACGGGCACACCAAAACATTTGCGCTCGGTGGTGGTGTAAGAGATTCTTTTATGGAAATGTTTTTATATAAAAGCGCGAATAATAAAATTAATAATAATATATATATTGAATATGCCATTTATATATTTCCGGAAATTAATTCAGAATTTCGTTTTTCTTGTATTTTATCAATAGTAGTATCGTTTGATATTTTATCCGCGGCATACGTTTCGGGTGGAGTGTTGATTGTATTGATGTCTTGCGACGCTGCTACATAATTATACATGGATCTCCTTCCGCCCATCCCTTTTGCACTCAATTCATCGGGAGTTAAATTATAAAAGGTGTATTGTTCTGAAACAATATTCATGCCTTGATTCGACGCCATTAAAGAGGTTCCAACGGGTTCCACGAGTTTATTTACCTGAGTTTGCCTGTTTGGCTCTTGTAATTTGAGTTGATAGTATCGAATAATATCTTCGCCTAAAATAACACGATAATTTTGTTTTACAAGTAAAAGGGAAGGAACGCTTTGTATATTTGGAGGCATAATCACGCGTTTTCCGTCTTCTAAAATTATATACATTTGATTATTGTTTGCGTCGCGCGTTCGTTTATCAATGCATATGAAACTAATCTTGCTCGTCAAATTATTTTTAACTAAATATTGTAAAACCCGTTGGCTGTGTTTACATAAATTACTATAATACAACGTATCCATTATAAATTTGTATTATAGATAGAGTAATTGGTTAAAATTCAAACGCTTTGTTGTGAAAAGTTTTAGAAAACTATTTTATTATACGGAAGTTCCGCTGCACATAGAATACAAGAGACGATTTTGGAAATACAATATCAAGTATCCGAGCGAGGCCACAATAACCGCGTATACATTTACGGATCGCTTTTTAACTAAAGACAAATATAACGTGGAAATAACAAGCAAGACAAGAGCAATGAAAGGAATTATAGAAAGAGCAAGGAACCAAAGGCAAAATTGACGTCCCAGTGGACCAAAGAAAACATTAAAGACAGGATCCATCTTTATATATACTAATAAACATTTTATTCTAGCTAAATATTTTTAACGAAAAACAACTAAAATATATATCCCGGAAAGTATATACTCATGAATGAAGAAACAATATGGAAGATAATAAACTCGCATTTTGTTAATAATCCGCAAACTTTAGTGAGACATCATATTGATTCTTATAACGATTTTTACAAGTCCGATATTTTCAATATTTTTTAAGAGAAAAATCCAGTGAGAATATCATCTCAGCTAAATGAACGAACCGGTGAATTTCGAAACGAATGCAATATTTATTTTGGAGGCAAAAATGGAGACAAATTATATTTTGGAAAACCGGTAATATATGACAATAATCAATCGCATTTTATGTTTCCGAATGAAGCCCGTTTGAGAAATATGACATATGGAATGACAATCCACTACGACGTAGACGTTGAATTTATAACACATTTAGAACCTGGCGAAGTGCCCTCGATAATGAAGAAAGGAGGCGAAACACAAATAGATGATGAAATTGGCGGAGGAAATTACAAAAAAGGCGGAGCGCCCGATTTCATGGAAGGCGGAGACCCGGACGATGAAATAGTTGGCGGTGCACCTAAATCTACAAAAGAAAAAAAAACAAAAAATAAAGATGAACCCGATTTATTGCAAGAACTTACGACAAGCGAGGCCGCCAATATTCGCGAAATGACAGAAAAATCTTTGAGTGAAGGCAATGTACAAAAATACACAATTACGCTGGAAAAAATATACTTGGGAAAATTTCCGATTATGGTACAATCCGATTTTTGTATATTGAAAGGTCTTCCAAGAGAAGTTCGTCATACCATGGGAGAATGCCGCAACGATTTAGGAGGCTATTTTATCATCGATGGCAAGGAAAAGACAGTGGTCGCACAAGAAAAATTCGCCGATAATATGTTGTACATACGCGAAGCAACGGATGATAAATATACTTATTCGGCGGAGATAAGATCCGTTTCCGAAAACGCCTCCAAGCCGATACGCACAGTTTCGGTGAAAATCGTTGCACCTAGCACTACTTTCTCAAATATGAATTTAGTCGTAAGTTTGCCGAACGTAAGAAAACCGGTTCCACTATTTATTTTATTTCGCGCGCTAGGAATAATATCTGATAAAGAAATCATTTCTTACTGTTTGTTGGATATAGAAAAATATGAATCTATGGTGGATTTATTTATACCTTCGGTTCACGATGCGTCTATAATTTCCAGTCAACATGAGGCGCTCAGATATATTGGACTTTTAACGAAAGGTAAAACGGTTTCTAATGCGCTCGAAATAATAACCGATTATTTTTTGCCACATATCGGCGAAATGAATTATGTTACAAAAGCATACGCTCTGGGTAATATGGTATTTCGGCTTTTGCAAGTTCATCTTGGACTAGAAACTCCCACGGATAGAGATAATTTCAAATATAAACGCGTCGAATTAGTGGGTTCATTATTGTATGATTTATTTCGCGAATATTGGAATATTCAACAGAAACAGATTCATCTTGGGTTCGAAAAGGCGCTTTATTACAGTAAAGGTAAATATGACGATAATTTATATAGTTTAATCGATGATAATTCCAAAGAAGTGTTCCGCGAAAGATCTTTGGAAACCGGATTCCGAAAAGCGTATAAAGGGAACTGGGGTGCACAGACACATACCAAACGCATTGGCGTGGTACAGGATTTGAATCGTTTGTCTTTCAATTCTGCTTTGAATCATTTGAGAAAGACAAATTTACCTTTGGATTCTAGTGTAAAATTGGTGGGTCCGCGCGTTTTACATAATTCTCAGTGGGGATTCATCGATCCGATTGATACACCCGACGGCGGAAGTATTGGTTTGCATAAACATTTGGCTATTTCGACGTATATTACACGGGGATCTTCAAGAGAGCCCATTATTGCGTGGTTGCGTGAGGCATGGGCCATGAAATTGATTGAAGAGTATTCACCCAAAGTTTTATCGCAAATGACCAAAGTAATTATCAATGGACTATGGGCGGGTTCTGTTAATGAACCCGTCGAATGTTGCAGAAAATTCCGGCTATTCCGTCGCAATGCTTTGATTCCCGTTTACGCCAGTATAACCTTTCAGATTTCCGCCAATTCTATTTTCATTTATACGGACGCCGGGCGACTTTGTCGGCCTATTTTTTTCAAAGACGAAGAAACGGGAAAAATGTCGTATGAAAATAAGGATATATTAAAAGCATTGGAAGAAGGCAAATTCAATTGGGAACATTTGGTGAGTGGATTTAACGAAAAACGTTCTACAATTCGATATGATATAACGGAAATGAAAATATATTCGTTGCCCGAATTATACGACGGCGTGAATTCTGAAACAAATCCTGCAAAACTGGACAGATTCATAAAAAACAAGGCGATCTTGGATTATATTGATACGAGCGAAAGCGAAAATGCCATGATTGCTATGAGCACAGATAAAATAGAACAAGGCGTATTAAAATATACTCATTGCGAAATACACGAGTCGCTTATTTTTGGAATGATGTGTAATTTGATCAATTACCCGGAAAACAATCCGGCGTCAAGAAACTCATTTTCGTGCGGACAAAGCAAACAGGCGTGTTCCTTGTACCATACCAATTATCAAGTTCGAATGGACAAAACCGCGGTGGTTTTGAATTATGGTCAGATTCCCTTGGTAAAATCGCGATACCTAGACCACATACAAAAAGAAGAAAATCCGTATGGTGAAAATGCTATTGTCGCCATCATGTGTTATACTGGATATAATGTCGAAGACGCAATCTTGGTCAACGAAGGCGCGTTGAAACGCGGATTATTTCGAACTTCTTATTTCACAACATATGAAGCACATGAAGAAAATAGCAAGACAGGAGATAATATTGTCGAAAAACGGTTCATGAATATTGAATCGGATCCTTTGGCTACGGGACTAAAAGAGGGATGCGATTATAGTAAATTGGATGATTTTGGTATTATTAAAGAGGGCACCGTGGTCGATGAAAAAACCGCGCTTATAGGGTTAATAACAACGGCGTCGAAACCGGTGGGAACGACGATGCAGGCCACTCATGTCGATGGATCAAAAATGCCCAAGAAAGGACAGGTCGGTGTCGTAGATCGAACGTTTATTACGGAAGGCGAGGAAGGAACGAGAATTGCCAAAGTTCGACTCTTGGAACAACGAATTCCATCAATGGGCGACAAAATGGCTTCGAGAGCGGGGCAAAAAGGGACAATTGGAATGATTATTCCTGAAAGAGATATGCCATTTACTAAGGATGGTATTAGACCGGATTTGATCATCAATCCACACGCTATACCCACCCGCATGACTATTGGACAATTAGTTGAATGTATAACAGGAAAAGCGAGCGCCATTCTTGGAGGGTTTGGTGATTGTACTGCTTTTGTAAATAAAGGATCCAAAGTGGGGGTTCATGGAGAAATTTTGACTCAACACGGATTTCACTCGAGTGGAAGTGAAATTTTATATAATGGTATGACGGGTGAGCAATTGGACAGCGAAATATTCATGGGACCCACTTATTATATGCGTTTGAAACATATGGTAAAAGATAAGATAAATTATCGTGCGCGAGGACCTCGTTCAGCACTCACTAAACAACCGGTGGGTGGTCGTGCAAATGATGGCGGTCTACGTATTGGAGAAATGGAACGCGATTCAATCGTTTCGCATGGAGCCACTAATTTTTTGCAAGAGTCGATGTTGGATCGGGGTGATAAGACGCATATCGCCATATGTAATAAAACGGGTATAATGTCGATTTATAATCCTTCGAGAAATGTGTTTTTGAGTCCTATGGCGGACGG